TAACACATTCGACTGATTACCATTGCGAGTTGGGTGTGATGCACTTAAAAGTACAACTCCGTCACCGCCTGTGTAGCCTGCTGTTTGTGAAAAGTTAAGGACATTAGCCGCTTTTAGCTCCTTAGTGGAAGCCATAGATCTGGCCAATGCCTTAGTATAGCGTGAAGCAATCGAGCCGTACTGGCCATCTTCTTCAGCTTCTTCCGTAATAGCGAAAGCCAAAGCGATTGTTTCGTGCTGGTAGCGAGCTGTCCAACCTTGGGAAGCATCATCGTATGATATTGAACTACCCTCATTTTTGGTAGGTGCATTCCCAAAACCTTGCAATAAAACATCTTCTTCAAATGCTTTACTACTCGTGTTGCTGGAAAAAACTCCTGTCCATTCTGGAGGATAACTGTCGTACTCAAGCCCGAAGAGGGTATTAAGTCCTGGTTCAAGCATTTTAGCAAAACTTGCTCTATTCATAGCCATTTTCTATACCCTTTCTATATGCCTGCGCCATCTTTTAGGATATGCTCGTTTATTAGCACTTCCATGACAGCATTCGCACCAAAAGTATTTTCTGGTGCATCGTAAAGAGCCATGATCTTACAGGTAGCTGTACCTGCGGCCATAGTTCCACTAATTTCAAACCCAGATTGACCTGTTATAGTCGAACCTGCACCAGCAACAACATCGGCACAATTACCTATGTTAGTCTGTGCAGTAGTTCCTGCGGATTGAACTTTGAATACAGTGTACGGGTCATCATAGATATAAAGAATTATATCTGTGGCTGTTGTGCCTGTTGGCCAGTATTCACTATAAACGTATGAGCCATCACTTGCTGTGTAACTACACCCATCAAACACACCGATGTTATTAACCTCGGTTGCTGTATGTGGAGTAATAAGCCCTGTAGCAATAATTATACAAAGATCACCTTTGAAGATGTTCTCTGCTAATTCACTTGCACAAGTGTACTTATTAGTCCTTGGTGCGTTACCGCTCATGTGGCGAGTTGGGACAAACCCAAATGCGGCATCTGCATTAGCCATATTTTCGCTCCTTTAGCGTTAAGTTTTAATCATCCATAGCAGACAGTTGTCTGCCACGGCTCGGAGTAGACTTCCTCTCTTGAAAGATCGGTTGTCCGTTATTTCGTCCTAACACATCAAGTTCGCCTATCACTGATTCATTTTGCTCATTGTTCCTGCCTTCATAGTAAGCCTTTTGAGCTTCCCTTTTCTCGACAGGCATTTCGCAGAGCAACATGCCTTCAATTCCAATTGAACCTGCCCACTGGCCGTGATTGATAGTCGGAAACAACTTGTCATTCTTAACGGAATCTGCGGGGCGTGGTTGCCATCCTTCACGCATACGTTTGTATACATTGTCTGGCGTTTCCCTACCCTGAATCGAAGTAGCTATCCATCGTTGAACATATCCTGGACGAGCTTGTGGAGCATCCAACAATGATGGTGGTGACCAAGAAGTATCAGGGCGATCTTGCCCTTCACGCTTGGAGGTTACAGTTTCGCTTGCACGAACGTTTCTTGACTCAGTCATAATTTAGCTCCTTTTTGCTTTTCTGATTTCGGACTCATATATTTTAAGACCTTCCTCTGTGTTAATTCCAAGCTCTCTAGCCATACTGAGTTCATCTTTCGTAACGCGAACTCTGTTGTTGTCTTTGTAATTAGAAGAGCCGCCTGTAGTTGGCGCGACGGGAGTTCTACTTTTTACTCTCGGCTTACTAGGACTTGTATTTGATATTAGGCCAGGAAATGTTTGAAGTAAACGATTATTTAATTCATCGAAATATTCCTTTGTATTCATGTCGTGGCCTTCGTTCTCTAATGCGGCATCAATTAGCCTTGCAGCTTTTGATTCTTTCTCAAATCCTTCGACCTCAAACCAACTTTCATTTTCTTTCCACCAAGCCATCGCTTGTGGAGGAGTTGGTTGTTGTTGAGGCCTTTGTTGTTGAGGCCTTTGTTGTTGAGGCCTTTGTTGTTGATTATTTCTTTGATATTCTGCTAGCCTTGCCATTGCTGCTAAATTAGCTAATTTTTCATTTTGTGCAACTACAGCTTCAGTGTCTCCTTCTTCAATAGCATTGTGAAGGTCTATTTTTGTTTGTGAGTAAACTTTATTGAAATTTGCTTCATCACTTTTTACAGAGCTTTGCTCTAAACGTGCGAGCCTAGCCTCTAATTGGGCATTGCGTTCAACTTGAACTCTTAAATCGTCTTCTCTTTTATTTCTATCAGCAACTAATTTCTTAATTCTTTTCTCAACTGCTGGAGACCTTTTACCTTTAGGGTCTTCTGGTGCGGCTACAGCCTCTTCTGCAACTATATCATCGACCTCCTCCTGAGGGTCGTTTGTTATTTCAATTTCAAATTCTTCAGGATCTCCCTTTGCTTTTTTAATTTCTTCTTCAATTTCTTCAATTACATTTTCATTACTCATGGTTGCGACCTCCAAGTCTACGCTAGATATGCGGAGATTTTAGCACTTTCAGGAATAATCGATGTTAATTCATCGTCATTCAATAAAAGGAACTTAACTCCATTGATTACAATTTTCTGACCGGCATACTTTCCGTACGTCACACGATCATTAACTTTTGGGCTTAATGTCTTCCAAGCCTCTCCAGTGTCACGATCTTTATATGCTAAGTCGCCCATGGCTGCAATTCTTCCGTGGGCTGTCAGATATTCTTCATTGTCTTTTGATATAGGGGCGAGGTATAAACCGCCCTTTGTTTTCATGTTTACTTGATTTGGTTGAATTAGAATTTTCCAATTTAACGGCTTGGGCAATTCTTTTACACTTACTGAGCTTTCTGATTCCTCGTCTTTCCAAACGGCAACCGATACATCATGTTGATGAGACATGTTATTCATCCTCTTCGTTAAAGTTTTTTAATGTTTTATCAATGATATCAGAAGATCTTTGTAAACCCTCCGCAACACCAACGTCTCTTTGGTATGATCCAAAATCAGTTTCCCGACCTAAAACCATTTTCTCAGCTATCTCTAGCCGCTCTTTCTCCAGATTCTCTTTTATCTTCTGGAGTAGATCTGTTATCGTCATCCTTTACCTTTCCAGACATAGAAATGCCTTTGACGAATACTTTTACGTCTTTACTCATTTTAGTACCCTTTCTTTTTTCCGCCTTTTTTCTTTCCGCCTTTTTTCATTTTAATCTCCTTTTTGTTTCTGGGCTTCAGTAACTTCCCAAAGGATGCCCTATTCAACGCCATTGGGAATCTCGCTTAATGCCACATCGCTAAGTTCAGAAATGATTTTACCTTTGTAACTCATTTGTCAACCAATTTTTTTATTTTAACGCCAGCTTTTCCTAAGCCTTTTAAAGTAGATACAGAGAAGTCGCTACCAAGTATCTCAGAAACATATTCTTTTAATTCATTTTGAGTGAATCCTTTTTGGTATGTGCCTGCGCTTGTTATTATAGACCTTGGCTCATTACCCAATGCACCTTTTACCATCTTGCTTTTATTACCAAAAATATCCATGCCTCTGGTTGTAATGATAGCTGTTCCTTTAGGTTTTAATATCCTCCCGATATCTGCTACTATCGCATCTCTTGCGTCAGGCTTTACAACATTTAAAACATTTAAACTCGTTATGTTATCATAAGAATTACTTGGTATTTGATTTGATTCTGTAAATGTAGGGTTGTAACCTTCTCTTGCAAATGGCTCAAAAGTGTCTGCATCTAAAACGCTTGCTCCGATGCCTCTGCCTGATCCATAATCTAAAGTTTTACCTTTGCCTAAAATTTTTGCAGCTTTTTCATATGTGCTTGTTGTAGTTGTTATCTGGGTTTTGACTGATGTTTCTGGTTTAATATTTATATCTACTTTAGATGGTGTAAACCATTTAGGGATATATTCACTTGCAAGTTTGCCTAATGCACCCATTATTCAACCTTTAGCTCTTGAATAGGTTTAATCGCTGCAGATTTTTTAGCGATAATATTTATTAATTCTTTTACATATGGTGAAGCGAGCCTGATTCCAGGAGCCATCTCTAATGCAGAGAATGCTAAGTCTGCGATTCCTGAAACATAATCGCCTTGTTTTAAAGACCTTGAGCCTTCTTGTATTACTGCGGGCAAAGCTGCAGGTGTTAAATCTG